GGGCGCCGTGGATGGCCGTCACGGCGAGAGTGTGGTCCTCCAGGGCGCGCTGGAAGTCCGCCTGCCAGCGGTGGGTGGGGCGCGAGTCGAGCAGGCCGGGGAGGGCGCGGGCGGCCTGCCGGGGGTCGGCCTTGTCGTAGGACCGGGCGACGACCTTGCCGTCCACCACGAAGCGGGCGAGGTCGCGGTCGCTGTCGGAGAGGTCGGGGGTGGCAGACGCGGCGGCGTCGCGGGCGGCGAGGGCCTTCTGGGTGTCGCTCAGGTCGGCCGCGAGGCGGTCGATGATGAGCTTCTGCTCGCCCAGGCTGCGCTCGGTGATGTGCAGCTTGTCGACGGTGGCCTTGGCAAAGGCGGAGAGCTCCGCCGGGGTGCTGATGTCGGCGCCCATGCGCCCTCCTTAGCCCTTGTGGGCGGTGAACAGACGGTCAAGGCCCCCGGAGGGGCGCGGGGGGAACAGCGCAGAGAGGTCATCCCGGGCCGTCTGGACGGCGGCGCGCACCGTCTCGGCCGGGGTCAGGGGGATGGACCGCTGGGCCTCGGCCCGGGGGTTCATCGGCTGCGGGGTCAGGCTGCACTCCATGAGGCGCGGAGTCATGAAGACCAGCCCGCCGCGCTCATCGTAGAGGTCGGAGCCCTTGAGGGTGTCGCTACCCCGCCACTGGACGTTGCTCGGGACGAAGCCGACGCTGCAGGTGCGAAGGACCCCGGCCCGCAGCTGCTCGGCCACGGTGACGGAGAGCGGGTACGAGGCGGTCGGGTAGGGCACCACCACGCCCTGCAGGCGCCCGTCTCGGACCTGCACGCCCTCCCAGGTGCCGACGGCCGGCTGGGAGTAGTCATGCGCCCACAGGGCGACTGGGTTGGCCTCAAACTCGCGGAGGTCCCAGTCCTGCTGCACGATGTCGCGGGCGCGGTCCGGGGCAGCATCGGACATCACGAAGGGGTACCGGCCGTCCGGCTCGTCATCCTCCATGACCGAGCGGACCGTCATCGCCGCCCGCCCCATGAGGTCCCGCTGCCCGAGCCCCACAGCCTCGCCCATAGCGGTCAGGGTCGCCCAGTCAGCGCCGCGGGTGACGTAGGGCACGACGTCCCGCTCGGAGAGGCGCGCGCCCTCGGCCATCGCCCCGATGCTGCGGGCGGACCGCGCGGCGAGCTCCAGAAGGGCGGCGCCGGGGGCAGCGATGACGCGGGCGAAGGTGAGCATCAGTCCCTCACGATGGGGAGCAAGGTGCAGCGGCAGTTGATGTCGAGAGCGGGCACCCCGAAGAGCGTCGGCCCCGGTGCGGTGCGCCCCGTCAAGGCCGGGTCGCCTCTCAACGACACGGGTACCACGAAGAGCCCGCCGGGCGCAACCCTCTGGCCGTCGAGCGCCTTGTGCTCAGGCCGCTCGTTGAAACCGGCGGTGCTCCACTCCAGCTCGAAGTCGACACCATCCATCGCGGCCTGCTGGTAGGCCATCTGCGCACCCTCGGCCACGGCGCGGGCCGACTCGGTGCGGGCGATGCGGAGGGCGCGCATGGGGCTGAAGCCCGGGTCACGCTGGAGCGCCGACTGGATGTCAGCGATGGACGCGCCCCGGTCGATGCCATCCGACACGACGGCCCCAACCCGCTCCCGGGTGTAGTCCGAGACGGCGACCACCATGCGCCCCAAGTTGAGGTCGGCGGCCCGCACGATGTCGAGAGCGTCCATGAGGGCAGCCCGCCCGAGCGCGGAGAGCTCGCGGCGCGCGGCCTCGCGGAGGGCGGCCTCGATGAGGTCGCGGGGGAAGTCCTCCAGCAAGCGGGCCACCTCCTCGGGGGCCGCGAGGATGCGCTCCAGGTCCGAGGCTGAGAGCACCCGGACCACGGCCCGCTGGGGGCTCAGCACCACCTCGATGCGCCGCTGGTACCGGCCCAGGGCCTCGTCAAGCAGGCGCCGCCACACGACCCGGTAGCGCCGGGCGTAGCGGTCCACCGCGCGGCGGCGCGTCTCAGCCGTCGTCGGCATCGGCGAACTCCCGGCGCAGTCGGCGGGCCCAAGCGTGGCCCGAGTCGCCGCCCCACAGGAGCCATGCGACGTAGTACGGGGACGGGTCCGACGTCGAGCCCCATCCGGGCTTGCGGCGGGCCTCGTCGAGGTTGGCGCCGCCGAACCGCGCGAACCACCGCACGAGCTTGCGCGCCAGCGTCTCGCCCACCTCGCCCTTCACGAGCGCCCCGGCCGTCCGCGCGCCCTCGGCCGTGCCCCCGCGGTGCCCCGCCTTGCGCAGGTCGAGGCCCCGCTGGGCAGCGCGGCGCGCACCCTGCGGCGGGTCGTAGCTCAAGCGCGCTCCCCGACCATGCGGGCAAGGTCGAGGGCCTCCATGACCACCTCGGAGGGGTCGGCGTCCTCATCGGCCGCGAGGTCGAGCACGGCCTGGGCCTGCGCGATGATGTCCGCGTCGGCCTCGGCGTCGGGGTCGGCACCCGGGGCCTCGGGCTCGCCGGGCGGCGGGGCCTCGGGGGCCGTGGCGAGGGCCGGCGCGTCGGCGAAGCCCTCGTAACGGGCGGCCTCGTCAGGGTCGGCGCCCAAGGCCACCCACCGCTCAACCGCCTCGACCCGGGGCAGGCGCTCGGACTGGAGCTCAGGCACGCCGGAGAGGTCATGCGCGATGCGCACCGTCGGGGCCTCGCCCATCATCCGGGGCAGGCGGCTGTACGCCTCGGCCAGCGTGTCGGCGAGGCGGGCGACGCTCTGCCAGAACAGCACCGCCTCCTGCTGGGCCGTCGCGAAATTGGCGCCGGGCAGGCCCATCACGGTGGGTGGCACCCCCGTCACGGCCATCACCTGCTCGCGGAGGAAGGTCCGCTGCTCGGGGATGGCCTGCTCGCTCGGGGTCCAGCTCAGGGGCTCCAGGGTGCCCTCGCCCGAGAGGACGAAGAGTCCGCCGTCGGCCTCCTTCATCCCCGACTTGGCGGCGCGCTCGATGGCCTCGCGCTGCTTCGGGTTCCACGGCTCGCCTTTCGGCATGAGCACCGCAGCCGGGCGCCCAGCGGCCCCGTTGCGCTCGGACCGCTTCGCCAGCGCGAGGTCCGCCATCAGGTCGGGGTGTAAGACCTGCGTCAGCCCCACCCCGTACAGCCCCTCGGGGGTGTCGTCGGCGCTCCACAGGCGAGCGTGAAGCACGTCGTCGGGGCTGTAGTAGACTTGGCGCCCGCCCACGTCGTAGACGTAGGCTCGGGCCTCGCCGCTGGCCCCGGGCTCGATGGTCACCCGGGCGGGGTGCAGGCGCCGAAGGCCGACCACCCGGGAGCCTGAACGGGTGACCAGGGCGTATGCGTTGCCCGAGGTCAGGAGGTCCACCGCCATCTGCTCGCGGAGCCGGCGCCCAGTCGTCTGCGCCCCGGGCTGGCGTAGGAGCTCGATGGCCTCAGACCACACCACGGTCGTCTCGTACCCGGTGCCCGCCCGCCGCTCATCCAGCGCGGTCAACGGAAGGCCGGCGGCAGCGCTCGCCAGCCGGGACACCGCGGCGTAGTAGAAGCCCGAGGCCGTGGCCCCATAGAGGGCCTGCCGCGGGTCGTAGACTGGGGGCGTCGCCGTGCCAATCACGAAGTCAGCGCCCGCCACGAAGCGCGCCTCTTCGGGCTCCACGATGGGCAGGGGCCCCGTGCTGCGCACCTCGGCCTCGGGGGTCCGGGCGAGGCCCACGGCGCGGGCGAGGCGAAGGTACCAGGGGGGCGCGGTGCTCATGCGGGCCACGCTACCACGGCGCGGCGGGCGCGTCACCTCGTGAGGCGGGCCACCTCCATCACGAGGTAGCGCAGCGCGTCCCAAGCGTGGTCCGCCCCCTGCGTCCGCATCTGCGACCGGGCGCTGCCCGAAGCGTCATCCTGCTGCCAGCGCAGGGCCTCCAACTCATCGACCAGCGGCCGGAGGTCGGGGGTGTCATGCACGACGAGGCCCACCCGACCGTCGGCGTCGGGCTGCAGGCGCTCCTCGATGGCCTGCCAGCCGGTGGCCCGGTCGTGCTCAGCCGGGCGAGTCGACAGCATCATCGCGCCGAACTCCTGCCGCTGGGTGGCCCCCGAGGGGTCCGCCACCCGGCACGGCTCGGGCTCGCGGAGGCCGGGGTGGCGGTCGCGGCAGACAGGGCACCCGTCGAGCAGCCGGAG